AGGTCCTTGAGAAGGTAATAATTCTTTATAAGCTTGTGCTTGAAATTGTGTAACAGCTTCTGATAACAATGGGTGAGTGACACTCGCTGAACCTCTAAAAGGTCTAGTCATCTCTCTTTGATTTAACCCAAGTAAATCTAAATTATTTGTATAAGAAGTTTCCCAATCTTTTCTTGAAACTCTATCTTTTTTATAATCATCAAGTAATCGATTTGCCATTCTTTGTAAAACCTCGTCTGACATGTCTTCGGCAAGGTTTTTAAAAAATAGTTCAGTTTCTGAAACAGCTTCATCAACAGTGGGTTGATCGGTGTTATCTGATTCTAATTCAACATCAACCTCTTCTGTCTCAGGAGTTTCTTTCTCCTCGACAATTGCTTTTTCTATTTCAGCCATATTAAAAATTAATAAAGTTTAGTTGGTTTATTTCTCGCCATTCCGCCACCACGAGCCCTTACCATTTTTCCTGTTCTTAATTGAGATTTTGGTCCTAAGATAAATTTATTCAAAAAACTTTTAAAGCCACCGCTACCTTGTTCGCCTCTTCTTTCTCTCATAGCCTTAACGTAAGCTTCTTTATTTTTGAATTTTTCTAAACCTTTAGTAATTGATCCGTCAGGATTTCTAAAAATAGATTTTGGATTTTTTCCAGTTACAGCTGAAGGACTTAATTTAGTTATACCCTCAACCGCTGATTTTGCTTTAGGTAAATTTCTTATCGGCATGATAGATGCTTTTCTAGCTTTAGCTGCTTGACTAACAACATCTGATTTACCCATCGCAGATTTTAAAAGTCCTAATTTTTGTGCAGTAAGACCTAAGCCTATGGCACCTAAAACTAAGTTTCTTTTTCTTGATCTTCTCGACATGTCTGTTCTCCTAGTAATATATATATTTACGTTCCTTATAAGATTGTACCTCATCCTCGTCAGAATAAGTCTTTATAAAAGAACCTTGTCTGTATCTTAACATAGCCTGGGTAGTGCTGTCCACATAATCGTCATGCTCTCCATGTGGAAATGCTGCACATTCTTCAATAACTTCTTCTGCCCAATGTTCGTCTCTTGGATAGTAGACTTGGCCCGACTCGAAAATTGGAGCACAAGCATTAACTCGTGAATGCTTATCCTGTCCTCTTCCTGGTGTATAATCCATAACAGGTATACCCATTCTTCTAAACTCTTGTAATAAACTTTGACCCGATGCTTTTGCTTCTATGATAACTGTTTCTGGTTGCCAGTATTTATATTGATCTAAGGCAACCATTTTTAATTCTGGAAAATCATATTTACCTTTAATAGCATCAATTAACATAACGGCATCAGGCCCAGATTCGTGAGGCGTGAATATTCCCCATGTGGTTATAGCAGAATAATCTGCAGTTTCTTTTTTACTAAAAGCCGTGTCGTATGATTGTATGACATGTTTTAAAGTAGGAATTTCCTTGGTCCACGGAACCCACCAGTCTCGTTTAATAATTGCTCCTTCTTCTGAAGTTGGGTTTTGCATGTATTGTGCAGACCAGTTTCTAATTGATATTGACGCTTTAACTTTTTCTAATTCATCTAGAGACCAATATTCAGGCCACACGGGTTTAGGATTATCTTCACCAAGCAAAGCAGGAAAAGAAATTTTTTCCCATTTGTCGGCTTTAGGTTCAGACTCTGCTTTGATTAATCTTCCAGTCAAATCATCTTGAGCCCACCTTGTCATTACGAGAACAATTGAGCCTCCCGGTTGTAAACGCTGTCTTGGTCCAGATAAATACCAATCATAAGTTCTCTCCATCGCACTATCGGATAGTGAGTCTTGTTCAGTATGTGGATCATCGATAATAAGTAAGTCCGCCCCTCGTCCTGTGATAGAACCGCCAACACCCGCTGCAAAGTATTCCCCACCATGATTGGTCTCCCAACGTCCTTTTGCCTTACTATCTTCTCTTAGTTTAACATCTCCAAAGATTTGTTTATACTCTGGACTATCAATTAAATTTCTTACTTTAGCACCGAACCTTGCTGACAGTTCAGCATTATGTGATACCTGCATTAATTTCATCTTAGGGTATTTACCTATCATCCATGCAGGAAAGTATATGGATGCAAATTCTGATTTAGTATGTCTAGGAGGCATGTTGACTATGAGCCTTCCTTTTTTATGTGCAGCTATCTTTGTAAATTCGTGAGCTATGTGTTGATGATGTCCCCACTTTTTTGGATCACTATCAGTTCTACAAATAAAATCTGGCCAAACATTTTTTACAAAATATAGGAAGTTATCCTGACATAATTTTATATGTCTTAACCATACTTTTTCGAGCCTCTCTCGTAGCTGATCTGTGGTCAATAAATCTGTATTAGTCATATAAATTTACTATACCCTTGGGTCCCCTTAAAATAAACCCCTTATCTTTTCAGCCCATACTACTTCTATTCGTGGTACTAAGTAAAGGTAAAGTAAGTAAACATACGATTTTTAATCGTAAAAAATTAAAAAAATAAATTTTTTTTATTTTGGATTTTGGTTGGTACCTCTATTTATGCCCCAGCCGTATAGGGACGGCTGGGGCGTTCATATGAATTAAGGCTGTGTTTGTTCTAAATATAAAATCCTAGCCCTAATGCTGTTTTTTATTTTTTTTACAACGTTATGATATAACTTATCCTGCTCAGTGTTTAGCTTTAATATATAGGAATTGTCGTCAACTCCATTACTAAAAGTAAACTTAACTTGAGAAGTTGAGGGATTAATAGGTCCCTCAATCTTAACGTTATAGCCTAAATATTTAAAAGGAATCATATCTTTTTATATTTAGTTTTTAGTTCAACTGATTCACCGTTAATCAAGAATTGATTGTAAATATCTTGATGTTTTTCTTTGAAAGATTTAACATCAAATCTAGTCACGTTTTTCTTGATTATTTCTAAAGAATATTCCTTGTTCTTTAGTTTACCGACTGTGAACCCTCCGAGTGCCTCAACAATTGGCAACGTATCCTCCTTAACGTTAACCCATAACTTGTTGTAGTTTTTTCGTAGGTCGTTTATTTCGCAAGCCTTTAATAACTTGCTAGATGTTGCTGCCTTTAACTTTGGCAACTTTTTTTTAAGTGCTGACATTTTATACTCCTTTGTTAGTGTTTTTATGTCTTGACTTAATCCCATGAATATAGGACATTTTAAAAAGTGTCAAGAAAATAATTTAATTTATTTACAACCCCACGTGGTGGGGTTGTAAGTTAGAATCATTCTAAAGTGCGAATATAAGCAATATTATAAAAATAGTACCAATCGGAAAAAACACAGCGAATCTAAACAGGAAAGCTATAAATTCGTTCACGCAACCGCCTTTATAAATTTATTGTTTAAGTTACGCCCAACGCCTTTGGCTACTAGCCCAACAATCACGCCTTTAGGATCTAAGAATCTTAAATCATGGCGATCACCGTCAATCACTTTTTTTCGCATCCATTGCTTTGGTAACTTATCTTTAAAAACAACCGCAACATTAGCTCCAAGCTTTAAAGCTTTTTTAATGTCTGAATCATTACGCCCGGAATCGGAGAAGGTAACATTTAAATTATTATGATCATGATCCAGGTAATTTAATACCTTAGTATATTCATAAAATTGCACATCTGGATGCAGCTGATGCAGCGTCCCCCCTCCATCGACTTTAAACTTATGCCAGGCCAGATCCGATGTCCCATTTAAACGGACCGCAAATTTAAAGCCCTGGTTTTTAGCTCGATTCTTGAGCTGCTCAATCTCAAGGCTTAGCTGCTGTAAAAATGCATTCTTATTGGTCCAAAATAAATTAGTTTTTTTAATCCTTGCATTTTGTACCGATACCATCTGGCCCCGGCCTGATGTATTTAAGCAAGCTGCAGCACATTCAGGGCTGGCCTTTGGACATACATTTTTTAAGCTTAGATCATATGGGGCCAGGTGAAGGATTGCCGTTTTATACCCAAACGGTTCTCCTTTGGCCATCTTAGTCTGGCTGTAGTAATTTAACAGCATCAGTCTAACAACGTGTAATATTCATTAGTAAAATACTTCTGAAAAAATTCACGCCCTTTATTCATGGTCCTAGCTGCTGTAAGATCTCCTGCATTATACAGCATCTCCGAGCCCTTTATTACATCCAGTACAGCAACAGCGAAAGCCGGTATAATTGCTTTCATTCCGCTGAATGGATTTGACACCGTCTCAAGCTCGAAAGCTTTGGCCGGGTCGATATAGATATCGAATGGAATTTTTATTTTTTTTCCTTCGAATGTTATTACTTTATTTTTTTTCATTTTTATGCTCCATTTGTTAAGGACCAGGGCCCGCTGCCGGTGATGCCGTAACCAATAGAACCCGGCTAAGCTTTTACCGGATCCATCGAACGCTGGTCCGTATTCCCATTAACATGGGAGCCCCAGGACTGTCAAGCTTTATTTAAATTAATTTAGGCCCGGATAACTTATTTTTTTTTTATATATAAAGGTAAACTCATATGGCGAAAATTTTCGTTGTATATCTCAATATTTACCTGCGTGTAAAGGTACATATAAGACGAAAAATTTTTCGTTATACATCTCAAAAAATACATGCGTAAAGGTACACGAGGCACGAAACTTTTTTCGTTATGCATCTCAAAATTTGCACAACGAAGTTGTGCAAATTAATAGATGCGTGAGACGTGGTTATTGCGTCAAGATTTTTTCAAAGATGTTTTTTAAGTTTAGGTTCTCATAAACTAGAACCAAGTTTCTCGGTTCACGAACCACGAAGAGTTGATATAGAGAAGTTTTAACTTCTCTTTGCGAGAGTGCCTCTCGCAAGATAAATGACTGTCCACCATTTTTAAAGTGAGTTAAATGCCAATTAATTTGAAACTTTGAAAGCCCTAAATTCTTGACATCATTGGACTTGAGTTCAATCCAAATACTTTTCGCATTAATCAACCAATAAACGTCTGGAATTCCGTTAATTGTATTACTTTCTATACGAAAAATTTGACCTTTTAAGTTTAATTTCTTGATACGTTTCCAAAGATTTTTTTCTGATTTTGCCATTAACTTATTAAGTCAATAACATAAAAAAAAGGGCAACAAAACCCTCGCCTTGTTGCCCTCACATATTCAACTTACCGAATTCAAGTAAGCGAATTTTATTTGGCTTTTTCTTTAGGTTTATACCCTATTGCCTTGAAGTTATGCCACTCTAAACCTGCACCAACTTTCAAAATATCTGAAAGTTTATTAGTCAGTTCAGAAGTTGTAGTTGCCTCCATGATTATATCATCACATGCCTCTTCAAGATTTTGCAATCTAGCCAACTCCTTACCTTGTTCAGTTTTATTAACTTCTCTTTCTGCAAAGTTTTCACTCCAAGTCCTACATTGCTCCTCACATTTGTAAGAAGTAATTTTATCGTTTTTGTCAGCACTTGAAAACTCGTACTTCAAAGAGTTGTTATAAGCCCTAGTTGTTCTAGCAGTTTTTTTGAAAAATGCTTTTGCCTTTCTAATTGCATTTTCATGTAGGTCTTCTGCCTCTTTCAAGTCTTGGATAATTTTCTTTGCTCCAATCTTTTCAATTAGGCGATTATAACCTTTTTCTGCCATTTCCATAACTAGTTGCCTATTCATTAATTTTTGGTCTTCAATTAATGGTTCTAGTTTTTTCCTTACCTTTGACCTCAAATGGTCTTGGGTTCTTACTTGTACTCCACTCATTATTGCTCCTATTTGTTTGTTAATTTATAGGGTGCGTTCTGTTCAATGAAGACCTTACTAACACCCTAGATTATTTTTATTGTATACCTTTGTTAAAAATAATCAAAAAATTCTTTAATACTTGTCATTTCATCAAGTTTTTTTGTTTTTCCACTTTTCATTATCCCTCTCTTGTGTGTAATCCCAAACAATAACAAATCTCTGAAGCCATTTTACTTGTTTAGGTGTTAATTTAAAATTACATAATAACTCTTCATCTGCACTAAACAATGGCGATAAGTTTTCCCTATCGCCAAAGTTATTAAAGATTTTTACAAGTTTATCAATACTAACCATATTAACCTATACTGAAGCCACCACTATGTTCACAGAATTCTGCAAACTCTTCTACATTCTCAACTGAAAAAGGGTAGGAGGCGTCATGGTTTCTTTTTTTATATATACGTTCCCACTTATCATGGTCTTTTTTTGGAAAATCTCTAGGAACTAAACTATCATTTCTCATTTTTTTCTTAACTTCTTTGACATGTTCGTCTAACTCCTCTTCAACTTTCTCATTATGTATTACTAAAGTTTTTCTTCTTGCCTCCCATTCTGCCTCATATCTTTTAGTATGACCAGTTTTTATTAAGTATCTTAATTGTTTAGCAATTTGAAGTGCCTCGTCTTCTTGGACAATATGGTGGTCATTGTATGCCCAACATTTTTGGTCTTCTTTAGAAACAACTTTAGTATGGTCAATGACGTATTGTGCTAAAGGTCGCCAACACCAAACATTATTTCTAAAGTAAGTACCTTTCTGACTTTGGTACTTATCAAGTTCCTCAAAATACTTGTCCTTATTTTTTTCATATAAATCATTACTTGGTGATTTATATTTTGCCTTTTTAGGGTTTAGTCCTGTTAAATCAAATCCCATTTTTGCTCCTTATTGTTTAGTTATTATTTTAGAAAAGCCATACGAAAAACCATTTTCTTTGACTTTAATATCAGTACACCATGTACCAATTTTGTGTATTAAGACAATGTGAAAATCATTATGTACTTTCTCTGTCTTAAATTTAAACTCTTTAAACATTTTAGAAATTAACTTTTTATATGATTTAAAATCTTCATAGCATTTTTCATCTTGCCACCTTTGTTTTAGATAGCAAAGACTATCACCATACTTTGAAATACAATCTTTTAAATCTTTTTCTATTATTTTTTGTTCTGCGTTCATACTTGAACCTCGTATTCTAACCACCCATTGCCCTCGTCAACACCTTTTAAAAAAGCATTTAATTCAGCTTGAGTATCAAATTGATATGTTTTTTTAGTGTAGTTTTCTATCGGCTTATCGATACCTTTTACAGTTTCGGTTCCCCATATTATTGTTATTTTTTTCATATTGCTCCTTTTTATTTTTTTTAAAAATTAAAAACATTCCTCTCCTTATCCCATGAAAATAAGATATGCAAGAGTTATTTTATATTAAAAAAGCTAGTAAAATGAGGATTATTATAGTTCCAATAGGGAAAAAAATGGGAATTCTTAACAAAAATGCGATAATTTCAGACATTTATATAGAATAAGTCCAAAAATTTTTAATTCAAGGTGTGTAAATTATAATTTTTTTATACTTTTTATTACTGAATTGGGAATAAGAGTAGTATTTCCAATAGTTTCTATTTTCTTTTTATCATCTGATAAAGAATAATCACCAAAAATACGTGTTATTCCTTTTGATTGACTTAATAAATGACCTTTAGTTATACAAGTCGCTAATTCACTCTTTTTTACTTCATCAAAACTACTCCAACTTGCATTTGAGACAATATCAAACCACTCGCAAGAAACCATTGGATACTTGTCAATTTCATCATAAATTTTTTTTGGTACAGAAATTTTTTTTATCTTTCGTTTTTTCATTTTAAGCAAAAAAGTCGTTATGTGTTTTCAAGATTTGAAAAATATTTTCGTTATGTGTTTTCAAGATTTGAAAAATATTTTCGTTATATGTTTTCAAGATTTCAAAAATCATTTCTTATCCTTAGTTAAAATTGAGACAATACCAATTGAAGTATTTAAATGAGAATTGTGAATTTCGTTGAAAGCTATCATCCACTTCTCACTTTTCATTAATTTTTTCTGGCGTAACGTCAATGATGTTTTTGGCTTCTCCGATTTTTCCTTCAAGCTCGGATAACCTTTTTTCAAGTTGCTCACGACTCATTCCCTCCAATCCAACATGTTTTACTTCTTTCTTGTCTACAAACATACCGGCCATTTGGCCAGATCTGTATTCTGCGTTTACTGCAACACCATACTGTTTTTTATCTTCTGCCTTTTTACTTAGTGTTTCAAATCTTTTATATTTTTTTAATTTATCGCCTTCATGTTTTTTTAATTCTTGATTGTATTTAAGCTCCATGTATCTCACAACATGGGGATTTTTATTTGGATCGGTTAATCTGCTTGCTATTTCAGTTGGCCCTTCTGGTTTATTTGATTGATAGCCTGCTCTTTTAGCTGCCTCAACCTTAGATATTTCACCCCAATGATTAACATAAATATCAACAAAAGCTTTTTGTTTTAATGTTAATTCAGAAGTAGATTTCAATGTGTTTTTTCTTTTGGCCATCTTGACCAAATATATCATAATTTTTTCCTAATACACTTCACTACAAACAAAAAATATTAAATTAAATTTGTAAAAAATGCGTCCTCTGCATCTTATTTCTGCCATATTCCTAAAACTTTTGTTTTTTTCCTAGGAAATTCCTAGTGTTTTCCTAGTTTGATTTGCTCTAGAATTGTTTGTTATCAATGTTTTTCCTAGAATTTGCTCCAAAAAGTCCTGTTTCTAAAAATTTTTATTTTTTTGTTTGTAAGGAAACGTACTAGGAAAAAGCCCCGTGGGCCGAGGATCGTGGGACTTGGTCACATAACCCACTTCAATTATACGAAAAAAAATTTTCGCTAGATAACTACCATAATTAACTAATCACGGGTCACGTACCTCTAATAGTATATGTCAACTA